CAGATAGATTCTGTACCCGCAAATGATTACGACCAGTGGGCCGGTTCGTGGGAAATGAAACGTGCCGAAGCAAAAGAGCAATGGAATGATACCAACGAAATAACCCCAACCACCAGGAGGTGAGGGATGAACAGTAAACAGTGGAGAAAGTTTCTAAATGAACATGGGCCAGGTGATGATTCAATGATCTATTCGGTCTTGAAAGATTGGGAGAAATCACTGGAGGATGCGCTGGAACCACCGAAAATATGCAGTTGTGGGAGTAAGAAAATCCCAAAGATATGTGGGCCGGTATATTTAAAGTGCCGAGATTGTGGCGGGGAGTATTCAGGTGCACTCAAGGGAGGTAATGAAGGATGAAAGAATTTACAATACCAGATACCATCTACCTACAATGCCACGATGACGATGGAGACCTATTGTCAGAGGACGATCCAAACATAACGTGGAGTGAGTACGATATGGACGGGCATTACGTTAAGTATGTGCGTGTTAAATAGAGCCAACAGGAGGTGAGGGATGAAATACAGCATTGGAGATATATTAATTGACGAAAATGGTTACCAAGGAGTCGTATGCGTAAAATGGAATAATGGGGATTTGAGTAATCTTGAGAATGATGCCGCTCATCCTAATCTCATTTTGGTTAACCCAGATGACACGTGGAGATCCGTGCGAGAATTGAAAGTTGCACGGCAGAGGCTAGAAGATGATTGAATTTGAAGAAAAGGACTATAGTGAGGAGCTAAATCCATGCCCGTTTTGCGGTGAAGACCATGTGAGCCAGGTCTTTAATGGCTCAGACCAATACATTTCATCCTTCTGGGTAATGTGTGGAAACTGCGATGCGGAAGGACCTGTGGATAAAACAGAAGACGGTGCAGTTGAGAAGTGGAATAACAGATGTAAGTATGCGCCAGAAATACCAATTGAGCAAACCTATGGACAGAAAGCAACGGATTGCTGTGGTGTAAAGAACGATGAAGGCGATTACGTTGCGGCTGCAAGAAAAGAGACATTTGAAAAACTTGAACCGTTACGCAAGGCTTTATTTAATATAGCTAGGGATAGTGAAGTAAGTTGTAACACAAAAAATTGCAAACTCTATTCCTCGAAAGCAGAGCAGAACTGTAATGGTATTAACAGTGGTGTTTCTCCATCAATCAATGATTGTCCAAAATATACACCAAAAGATGCACCGGAATACGTCAGGATGAAACACAATATAACCGATATTCAAGAGGAATTCTGTGCTAATCCATGTTGTCCAAATCATAGTATCCCAATGGGTAGGGAGAACCATTATCATAAATGTGAAAGAGATGATTTATCATCAACAGATGATATTATTTATACTCATCCCATAAGAAAAGGAATTTGGTTGTGTGAAAACTGCATCTCAGCTATAGACTTTTTCATAAACCTTAAATAGATGTGTAAAGGAGTTAAATTGTCATTTTATGAAAAGTGATCCGGATGTGAGGGAATGATATGGATTATTGGGGTTTTGATGTTGGCCGTGTTAATTATGATTATCCGCTCAGTCCGTGAGAGGAAACGTTTTTGTGCTGTGTTTGAAAGCGAATGGAAGAGACGACATGGTGAAGAATAAACCCAACCGCCGGAGCAGAGGCGGCGGGGTCACGGCGCAACGGTCAACTGATTGGAGGATGAGATGCATGGCTATGTTATACGATTATGATTACCAATTTGATACTGAACGATCAATAACAAAAACGGAGATAAATAAACAAATGGGGTCGAAACCAGTCAACAGGATGAAACTTAGAAAGTTTATGGGAGGGAACAGGTCGCTAATAGATCCAGTGCATGAAAAAGACTTCCCGTTATTTGAGCATTGCGCTGACGGGATGGTCGCAGTTACAGAGGACCATTTTAACGATACAGTAAAACCTTTGCTTGAATATCATGGAGTGACGTTTTTTGATATAGAGCAATAGGTACCGGAGGATGAGGGATGAAAAATGTATTCCACAAACTATTTAAATGTCCAACATTTTGGAGGATACATCCGTCTTTTACTTGTCCAAAGTGTGGCAGGAAGTACAGATGCTACTGGGATGGAAACGATGTTATTGGTCACGGTATTGATTATTGTGATGCTTGTGCAAAAGTTTTAGAGAATTCCAATGTTATCACATCAGACGGGTTGGAAGAATTTTACATAGAAGACGAATGTACAGGTGGTGTATAAGAAAGTCAATCTAACCTGTAGCCCCGGAGGATGAGGGATGAACACTGTTATTAAATGTTGCAACCATTGCGGATTAACAAGGGATCAGGACAAAGGTGAATTTGGATACCTGGATGATGGTATATGGCAATGCAGACAGCGCTTATCAAAATATACACATATCGTAGAGGTGCTCAATCGGAGGGATGAGGAATGACTAAATTAAAACCATGTCCGTTTTGTGGTGGTAAACATATTCGTATTTGTCGCATTATGGATTTGACTTGTTATCCGGTTAAATATCAAGGGCAATGTTTACATTGCGGTGTTACAGGAGGTTACCTACAAGACACCAGGAAAATAGCAATCAAGTTGTGGAACAAGAGGGTAAGTAAAGGTTTGGATGATTCATTCGCCGCTAGTGGCAAAGCAGACGTGTCTTCGCCTGATTGGTTTAAACAAAAATCCGTTGACGATACTGAGACGGACACAGTACACCGTTTTATAGGAGATTGAAAACAAGGAAAGAATAAAATGGTAGCTGATGACCCAAGATCCCCACCACCTGCGTATTTGCCAGGAGAAAGAAAGATGAATAATGGTTATTGGAACAGTATTAAGTGGATATGGCCTGATGATGGAGAACGAAAGATGAAACAATTCGAAGAATTAGAAAATGGACAAAGCATATTAAACGAAACGTATGAAATGTTTGAAAAATTGCCGAATAAGGATATCAAGCAAGGCATTTGTGACGCGTTATTTGCTATGAATCATTTTATACAATTGAATAAAAGCGAATCATCTGAAAGTTGTAACATATCAGAGAACGAATGGGTTCAGCCAGTTATGGGTGGATATAACTTTGAATGTTGTGATTGTGGATTAGTACATAAAATGGATTTTGCTGTTGTTGATAAAGAAACAGGTGAACTATTAAACGGCCTAAGAGTCGTTTTCAGAGCTCGCAGAAATATGGAAACTATTGAATAGTGGTGCAAGATGAAAATACGATGGAGTATAATCAATGAGTTTGGCAAAAAGATATTTATCGGTAATTGGTTTGCCGTTCAAGATGAACTGTCTTATGGATTTGATGCATTCGATGGTGCCACTATTGACGCCGACGAAGCTGTAATCCTATTTGGCAGTCCAACCAATCATATAACACAGAATAAAATAAATACTACAGAATGTCAAAGATATAAAGACTGCTTAGAATCATTGTACGAAGATTTGAGCAAGAACTTCATACATCGTAGAGAAGATTATGAATTAATTAAAGACAGAATTGGCAAAGTTCTTATCCAGACGGATGTGCCAGAACCCGCTCCACAGTGCAGTTATGAAGTGCATGACATTGAACGGGCTATAGGGTATAGACACTGTCGTTTTTGTGGGTTTGATTTTTTGTCAGTACCACCGGAGGATGAGGGATGAAACCAGATAACGTTACCAGTGCTGCATATGATTACGTTGACAGTAAGGCACATACTGCAGATGATAAAAAGAACATCATGTGGTTTGGGTGGGCGTTGCGTGAGGCATTTATTGCTGGAGCCAAATGGCAAGCCGACCAAGGCACACCATCGGAGGACTAGAAATTGACTAAAGAAGACATTTTAGATGAGCAACATTGGAGGTTTAAAGATTATCGCCAACGAATAGAAACAAATAAATGGAAAGCGTTGCTACTCAATGACGATGATAAAATTATTTTTGATGGTAGGGTTACAAAGTTAATAGGAAAAAATCTGGGGCATGGTATCATCGAAGTATCAAAGCAAATAGAGGGAATATAGAATGAAAACAACAAAGTTAAAATCATGTCCATTTTGTGGAGGTAATACATCGGACCCGAGTCAGGTGAAGTATAGTGATGGTCTTGTAACATATTGTTACTGTATAGTTTGTATGGAGTGTGAAGCGTATATGGAGATGGACACAAGGGAAGAAGTGATTGCGGCTTGGAATAAGCGGTGTCCACTAGGTGATGCACCGGATAATAAATGTACCTGTGAACGATGCACAGGCATAGCGGTTGAGAGCCTTTATAAAGAGGAAGATGATGACCATGACCCAGCAGAAGACGCCATGCACATGTTGTACGGACCAGGGGATGACTGATGTTTAACCAAGAATGCAAGTGTCCAAACTGTAGATGGATTGGGACGGAAAGAGATATGGGTGGGCATTACGATTGCCCAAAATGTGGAAAATGGAACAAGCTGTCTGATTACTATAAAGTTACGGATACCATAACACCTAAACATTGGGATGACGAAGAACATGATCCAGCGGAAGATGCTATGCATATGTTATACGGATCTGGGGATGACTAATGATAAAACTATCAGAAATTTTGACTGAAATCGTTAACAATTATCCATTGAGTGGGGTCAATGCGGACGACGCTCAATATGTTTGGCCCAAGAGATGGGACAATATAAAAACAGCTATTTATGAACATGAAAAATCAGCTAAACAACCAGAAACATCACTCTCAAAAGTGTTAAAGATTGTCAATGCGTTGTCTGAAATTGATGCTAAGGATTTAGACGCATTAAGCGTGGAGGATTTGGCTCAGTTTTGGTACTGGTTGACGAAGCACCAAGGGTCTATTTTTGTTAAGTCTGTTGGCAGACTGGGTGTAAGAATAGAAGGAGAATAGACATGTTATGGTTATTGAAAGCAAGAGATACTTTAGAATACGGGAATGATCCATGGAGTCCTTGGTATGACAAAACATTCGGTATGGTAATAAGAGCAGATTCAGAAAAAGAGGCAAGGGAAGTTGGGCAACATAAATGTAGGCACAATGATGAATGCAAAGAAGGTATTACAACTGAACCATGGATTGATGAAAATTATTCAACTTGTATTCAGTTGTCATACGAAGGTGAAAAGAAAGTTATTTTAGAAGATTTTATGGCAGCGTAAGGAGAACAAAAATGAATGAGTATGAAATAAATGAAGAAATGGAAACTACACCAAAAAGAGAATCAATAGCGAGAATTATTCTTGATAGAATGTCTAAAGCTGCTTCATTTTCCGAAGAGATTTCGTCCAGACTAAATGATAGGCTTACGCCAGTAATGATGGATACCAATGAAGAGAAAAAGGATAACTCTTCAAAGTCAGAACAAGAATATCCACCACTGTTTGCCGCAATGAGAACTCAACTTGAAACAATCGAATCATCCTTAGCAGTCATGAGCAGAATTATTGATAGAACGGAGATATGAAAAAATGAAGGTGGTCGAATTTAAAGAGTCCAACACGATTTATGCGAAAGATCAACCTGGGTACTTACCACTGCCATGCCACAAAGATTCATTAGGAGTATTGACTTCTTGCTGGAAACTATCTTTTGTTGAACGCATAAAAACGCTCATGTTTGGCAATATTTATCTACAAGTAATGACTTTCAATAAACCATTGCAGCCTCTGAAAATGGATGTTTATAATTCATTAAAAAATAAGCGGATTAACCGAGGTAAATAAATGATTCGTTACTGTAGAATAATAGGACATGGCCATCCAAGTAAACTTCCTGCTGAAACTACTAAATCTGCATTAAATCATATGATTGGAAGCGCAGTCGGAACAATGGTTAAAAATCCTAATGAATATGAAATAGAAGTATTGACAATAGTGCCTGTGCATGAAAATGAATTTGAAGCCATTATGATTGGTAAATTCCCACTGAAAAAAGAGTACGAGCCTGTCTTGGTATCTGATGAGGACTAATTGATGAAAATAAAAAAATGGTACAATGAACATCTTGAGCTTGACCAAGTGGTAGGAGACTTCGTCGACTGGTACAGCGAGCGCGTTCATATCCTTTGTGTTCGACAATCAGAAATTCAATATGATACTGCAGCATTATCGTCCAAGACTATATTGATGCATTTTAAATATGACGTTAATAAACTGTTCGACCACAGTATATTGTTTTACAAAGGATAATAAATGAGAATAATTAAAACAAGCGGGCATTGTTACGACGGGTGTGGGTGGAATGATTGTGAATTTTGGTTACATTCTGAGAAACGTGTTAGTAAGTGTATCTTATTCGGTATTGATGGTGTAGAAAAAGACGCCAGTAAATCTTTGGTGATATGTGATAAGATTTATGGTCGTGATTACGAAGGAGATGTATAATGGAAGGAATAATGATGAAATATTTTGTTTTAAAGCCGCGTAGTAAAACTATAAACGACGATTATGCATTTGCATCTAGAAAAGCAATGCAAACTTTTGCTAACAATTGTAACGATAGGCAATTGTCTGATGAGCTACGGGCTTGGGTAGATCTAGAGGAACGAAGAACAAGACTAATGATAAACAAGGAAAAAGACAATGATG